AGGCTCCAGGGGCAGGCGCAGGCCCTGCGCCACGGCGTCGAGGCGCGGCGGGCGCAGGCGGCCGGGCTGGGCCTCGACCAGCGGCGCATGGGCGCGCTGATCGAACTGGAAGCGGCGCGCGAGGGCGAGGCCGAGGTCATCGAGAAGCGGCGCGGTCAGAAGGGCGTTCGCATCCGCACCCGCGACGGGCTGAAGCTGGCGCATGAGCGCGGGACGTTCGGCCAGCGCCAGATGGATGCGGACAGGCTGCTCGCCGTCGGCCTGCGCTACCGTGATCGGTATGAGGCGGCGCAGGCGTCGGTGAAGTCCTGCCTCGACGTGGCCGAGGCCGTCAGGGTTCAGCACAACCTGTGGCAGGAAGCCGGTGCTGCGGCGCGACGGGCGGCCCGCGCGAACTTGGTTCGTCGCCTAGACGTTGCCGTTGTGACCACCCTCGGCCCGGAGGCGCTGGACGTGCTGCGCAAGGTCGCGGGGGAAGCCCGCACGGTGCGGAGCTTGGCCTCCGGCGCTCGGAGGCGCGAAACGCTCGGCCGCCTCCTGGTGGCCGCCCTCGGCGTCGTTGGTGACGTTCTCGAACGTGGGGGTTGACAGGCGGGGCCACTAACGTCAGTTCTTAGTCATCTTCGCGAAATGCGTCGAAAGCCCGCCCGGTCCCCCGAGGCGGGCTTTGTCGTTCAGGGAGGTCTGCCATGGCCTCGCGCCCTCGCCTCTTTCGCGCCACGGCTCAGCCGACCCGTCAGGAACAGAACCGCGAGGCTGACCGGCGGCGTGGCTCCGCTCGCCAGCGCGGCTACACCACGGCATGGGACAAGGCCTCGGCCGGGCATGTGCGGAACAACCCGCTGTGTCGATACTGCGAACTGGCCGGACAGGTCCGACCGGCCGAAGTGACGGACCACCTCTACCCGCACCGGGGCGACCAGGACGTGTTCTGGAACAAGCGATACTGGATCGCCAGCTGCACCGAGTGCCACTCTGGTTTCAAACAGCGCGTCGAGCGGCGCGGCCGCGCGGCCATCGACGCCCTCGCCATCCGCCTCGGCCTCGACCCTCTCTGACGCTCCGGCCGGGTGTCGCGCGCCCGGCCGGAGGGGGGGTGGGTCGATCTCTACGGCCTTTCGGTCGGGGACCGGCGGCCTAACACCACGCACATCTCCGCAGAATTGGCGGGAAGTTTTTTTAGGAGGCGACGATGGCACGCGGACGACGCGCAGCGCCTCCGGGCATGGAGAAGGCCAAGGGCTATCCCGGCAAGCGAAAGTCGCAGGCTGATCGCGCGCTCGAGCGGGCGGCGCAGATCGCTGACCTGATGGCGGCGGCACCGGCCACGTCGGGCGAGCCGCTGGCTCCGCCCGCGTTCCTGGACCAACGCTCAGCGCCTGCGCTGCGCATCTGGCGCGACCTCGCCCCGGCGCTGGTCGCGACCGGGCGCTTGACGGAAGAGGACCGCGTGATTTTCGCGCAGTTCTGCGTCTATGCGGGCGAGTGGGTTACGGCGAATGAGGAAATCCTCGCCAAGGGCTACAGCCAGAACGTGAAGACGGTCGCGGGCGGCACCATGGAGCGCACCCGCCCGGCGGTGGCGATCCGTGAGCGCGCGTTCGACGTGGTGCTGAAACTGGCCGAGAAGTTCGGCCTTACGCCGCGCGACCGCTACTCGCTGTTCAAGGATCAGGCCTCGGCCGGTCTGGGCGGTCTGTTCGGAGGTCAGAGCAACGCCCCGGCCTCCGGATCGGAGGAACCGCAAACGGGCGCCGCCGCCGGACCTGCCGAAGAAGACCCCATCGGGCTTCTCGGCCGCGCCAACTCGGCTCCGCCGCCGCTGAACTGATCATGCGCCCCATTGGCCCGCTGCCCGCCTGGCTGGCGGCGGTGGACGGCGACCCGACCTATGAATGGGCGCGGATCGCCTGGCGGCGATCAGAACAGGTCGCCGACGCGTGGTATGACCATGCCAAGGCGGACGCTGCGGTCGCATTGTGGCCGAAGGTGTTTCGCCTCACGGAAGACCGGTTCGCCGGAAAGCCGTTCAGGCTCAACATCTGGCAGGAGATCATCGTCCGGCTGTTGATCGGCTGGAAAGTGCCGGTCGAAGTCCTGGACGAGATCACCGGCAAGCCCAAAATCGAGCATGTACGGCTGTTCCAGGAACTGCGCCTGTGGGTGCCGCGAAAGAACGGCAAGAGCGAGTTCCTGTCCGCCCTGTCGCTGCTGTTCTTCGCCTTGGAGGGTCCGGTAGCCGGACAGGGCTTCGTCTTTGCCCGCGACGAGAAGCAGGCCAAGATCGTCTTCGACAAAATGAAGGCGATGATCGGCTTTTCGAACTCGCTGTCGAAGCGGATCACGGCCTTCAAGAAGTCGCTCTGGATACCCCAGATCAGGGCCGCCTTCGAACTTCTGTCGGGTAAGGCCGAGGGCAAGCACGGCCGCTCCCCCACTGTCGTCACCGGCGACGAGATGCACGAATGGGAAAGCCTCGAGCTTAAGACGACGCTGCGCCAAGGGACGGGCGCCCGTCTGGAGCCCATGGGACTGTATGCGTCGACGGCGGGCCTGAAGGATAAGCTGGTCGGGTTCGGACAGTGGGAGGAGAGCCGGGCGATCCTCGACGGCCGCATCGAAGACCCGACCACGCTGGTGGTCATCTTCGCGGCCGATCCGGATGACGACTGGCAGGACGAAACAGTCTGGCGAAAGGCCAATCCGTCGCTTGGCCTGTCCCCGACGCTGGCCTTCCTGCGGCGCGAAGCCGCCATGGCGAAGGACAACCCGAGAGCCGAAGCGCACTTCCGGCGCTACCACCTCAACCAGTGGGTCGACAGTCTCGTTCGCTGGCTGAACATCAAACGCTGGGACGCCTGCACAGCCGACGCCAAGGCATGGAAGGGCCTGCGGGCGAAGATGGCTGGGCGACGGTGTTTCGTCGCCTTCGACGTGTCATCCACGCAGGATGTAACGGCCCTGGTGCTGCTGTTCCCGCCGGAGAGCGACGGCGAGAAGTGGACCATCGTCTGTCGCTTCTGGGTGCCGTCGGACACGATGGCGAACCGGGTTCGCGACGACCGCGTGCCTTACGACCGGTTTCTCGAGAGCGGCGCGCTGGAGACTACGGACGGCGATTACGTCGACCAGAACGCGGTGCAGCTGGCCATCGAAGAGGCCCTTGACGAGTTCGACGTTCAGCTGATCGGCTTCGATCCCTGGAACGCCCGTAAACTGGTGACGGACCTTCAGAAGGCCGGTGCGGACCCCGATCTGTTCGTGGAGATGCGCCAGGGCATTCCGACGCTGGGCGAGCCGACGAAGCAGTTTGAGCGTCTGGTCTACGCGGGCCTGCTGGAACACGGCGGTCATCCGGTCTTGCGCTGGATGGCGGGCAACACCGTCGTCCGGTTCGATGAAAACATGAACTTCGCCCCGGCGAAGAAGAAGTCCGGCGAGAAGATCGACGGCATTGTCGCGGCTGTCATGGCCGTTGGGTTGGCCTTCGCCGGGGAACCGGAAGATGAGGCCTACAGCTACACGGGGATGTGACGATGGGCCTTCGCGCTGCATGGCGCGGGCTGCTGGGGCGCGAGGTCACCTCGGGCGTCACGGCCTCCGCTGATCCCTCGGGACCGGATACGCTGAACAATCCTGACGGCTTCTCGGTCGCTGCCCTTCTGGGCCGGTCGAAGGCTGGGGCGCCGATGTCGGAGCGCACGGCCCTGACCCTGCCCGCCGTGTTGCGGGCTATGGAAATCCTCACCGGCGTGTTCGCGATGACGCCGCTGATCTACTATCGATCATTGCCGGATGGCGGGAAGGAACGGGCGACCTCTTCGCCGCTGTATCGGATCTTCCGACGCAGCCCGAATGCGGTCCAGTCGGCGTTCCAGTTCAAGGAAGCGATGCTGGGCGACCTGCTGATGGCGGGCGGCTTCTTCGCCTTCAACCATCGGGATGATCGCTTCCAGCTTTCGGGCCTGACGCGCCTCGACCCCTATGGCGCGGCGGTCAACCAGCATTGGGATCGCACCGACGGACATAGCCTGTTCTTCGATGTCACCCTGCCGAACGGCGCCCGCGAGCGGCTGTCGCAATCAGATTGCTGGCATGTGCCGGGGTTCAGCCGTGACGGCTTGATCGGGTTAAACCGCATCCGCTTCATGGACACGGCGCTCACAGCAGCGACGGCCACATCGGACTTCGCTGCGCGGTTCTGGGAGAACAACGCCCAGCCTTCGACCCTGCTAAAGACCAAGGGCAAGGTCACCCCCGAAGACAAGGCCAAGATCAGGACGGACTGGCTGTCCCGGTTCCGGGGCAGTCGCGCGGCTGGCGACGTCGCTGTCCTAGACCAGGAGCTTGAGGCTCAGTTTCTGAGCCATGACAACCGCCAGTCTCAGTTCATTGAGGCGCGGACGTTCGCGGTCCTGGAGGTCGCTCGCGCCTTCGGCGTCCCGCCGCATCTGCTGTTCGAACTCAGCCGGGCGACCTTCTCGAACATCGATCACCAGAGCCTTGAGTTCATCATCTACTGCATGTCGCTGCATTACGAGCGCGTGGCGGCCGCTGCGACCCACGCCTTCGCCGAAGAGGGTCACTTCTTCGAGTTCCTGCCGGAAGCCCTGCTGAAGGGAGACATCAAGGCCCGCTTCGAAGCCTACGGCATCGCCATCGACAAAGGCATCTACAGCCCGAACGAAGTGCGCCGTCGCGAGAACGAGAACAGCCGCGAGGGCGGCGACGAATACCGCGTCGGCTCCGGTTCCACCCTGGAGGGTCAGGCCGCGCCCGCGCCGCGCCAGCGACCCTCTCCCCCACCGCGCGGCGACGAAGAGGACGACGACTGATGCACCACATCCTCGCCGCCATCCAAAGCCAGCCGTGGGCCATCCTGCCCGAGTATCTCGCCGCGATTGAGGGCATCGCCCAGCGACTGCCGACCACGCGCGAGCTTGAACAGATCGCCGGAGACGGCCACGCCGAGCGCCATATGGAGGCGCTGGCGGTCATGGGGTCGCGAGCGGAGGGAACGCGGGCCTGCACCCTGCGCGACGGCGTCGGTTGCCTGCCCATCATGGGGCCGATCCTGCCGCGCGCGGCGCTGATCAGCCCATCGGGCGCGGGCGCCACGGCCCTTGACCATGCCGCTGCCGACCTTCGCGCGCTGAACGCGCACCGGGACGTGCGTAACATCTGCATCGTCATGGACACGCCGGGCGGGGCGGTCGCCGGGGTCAATGAGTTCGCCCGGATGGTCGCCGCCTCGGCCAAGCCGGTCACGGTGCATATCACCGGGCAGGGCTGTTCCGCCGGTTACTGGATCGCGGCGCCCGCGAAGGGCGGGATCGCCACCGACCCGACCGGGCTGGTCGGCTCGCTAGGCGTCGCCATGTCCACTTCCATTCAGGAAGGCCCGGACATGCAGGGGCGTCGGGCGCTGGACATCACCAGCAGCAACGCGCCGAACAAGCGGCCGGACCTGTCCACAGAAGAGGGCCGCGCGTCATTGCGCGCCATGCTGGACGAGATCGAGAGCGTGTTCTTCGCCGCCGTCGCCCAAGGGCGCGGCGTCACCCTCGCCACCGTGAAGTCAGACTTCGGCGGCGGCGGACTGAAAACCGGGAACCAAGCCAAGGCGGCCGGGATGGTGGATCGCGTCGAGGCCGACGGCCTTGAGGCGACCCTGTCCCGCCTCGCTCGCGGCAAGGCCCCGGCTACGCCCCGGCGGACGGCCGCGGCGCTTTCCCTGGACGTCGCGCAACGTCGCGCGCGTCTTCACTGACCAGCAGGAGCTGAACATGCGCATCACCGCGCTCAAGCAGAAACTGGCGGCCGTCCTGGCTAACATGGACGGGCTGCTGAACGCCGCAGCGGAGGCCGAAGGCGGCGCCCGCGATCTGACCGCCGAGGAGGTGGAGAAGTTCGACGCCTTCAAGGCGGAAGCCGATGGCCTTGAGGCTTCCATCAAGCGCGAAGAAGAGCTGATCCGTCTGCGCTCGACGGCCGCCATCCCCGTCGGCGCCCTGGACCCGACCGGCGCCGGTCCGGCCCGCGTCGAGCCGCGCGTGGTCGAGAAGCTGGAGTCCGGCATCGCCTTCGCGCGCATCGTGACCTCGCTGGCCGCGAACAACATGGACCAGCGCGCAGCCGCCGCCCATGCCGAAACCGTCTGGGGCTCGGAGATGGGCCAGATCGTCGGCAACATGGAACAGTCCACCGACACCAAGGGGGGCTTCCTTGTCAGCCGGGAGTATAGCCGGGACTTCATCGAACTGCTGCGTCCGCGCGTCGTCGTTCGCCAGTTGGGCGCCCGCTCGGTTCCGATGCGGAGCGGCAATCTGACGATGCGCAAGAAAACGTCGGGTTCTCAGGCGAGCTATGTCGGCGAGCGCCAAGCGATCCCGACGACCAACCCGACGGTCGGCGAACTGAAGATGGCGGCCAAGAAGCTGGCGGCGCTGGTTCCCATCACGAACGAACTGATCCGCCATGCCGACATCGGCGTCGATGCCCTCGTCCGCGACGACCTGCTCGAGGCTGTGGCGTTGAAGGAAGATCAACAGTTCCTGCGCGGCGTGGGCTCGACCACGGCTCCGGCCGGTCTGGCAACCCTGATGCGGGCCGCGCACAAGTTCGCCGTCTCTGCCGTCACGGACCTGGCGACGGTGACGACCGATCTGTCGAAGCTGCGCCTGGCCGTTCTCAACTCGAACGTGCCCATGTCCCGGTGCGGCTACATCATGTCGGCGCGCACGATGATCTTCTTGGAAAGCCTGCGCGACGGCAACGGCAACAAGGCGTTCCCCGAGGTCGCCGAGGGCAAGCTGGGGGTCTATCCCATCGCGTGGACCAACTCGGTTCCGGACAATCTGGGCGCGGGCGGCGATGAGTCGGAGATCTACTTCGGCGACTTCGCGCAGTTCCTGATCGGCGACACCATGAACGTCACGATCGCGTCGTCCACCGAGGCCAGCTACGTCGAGGAAGGGGTCACGTATTCCGCCTTCCAGAACGACGAAACCCTGATCCGGATCATTGAGGAGCACGACACCTCGCTGCGCCACGACAGCGCCTTCGCCATGCTGACCGGCGTGACCTGGGGCGCCGACTGATCCGTCGCCGCTGACGACATCGATAACCCACGAATGGGCGGCCTTCGGGTCGCCCTTCGTCTTTCTGGAGGTCTGAAATGGCCGTGAAGTTCATTAGGTCCCACACTGTTGGGGCGCTCTACAACAAGGGCGAGGTCGCCAAGTTCGACCCGGAGGTCGAAGCCGACCTGATCAAGCGCAAGATCGCTGAGGCGGTCGAAGCCAAGGGCAAGGGCAGGCAGAAGGCGCCCAAGCCGACCCTGACCAGCAAGAAGGTCGAGGACGGCTCCTTTGTGGTGCTGAATGGTGCCGTGGAGGTGAAGGGCGGCTTCGCCGATGAGGCGGCGGCTCAAGCCTTCATCGACGAACAAGGCTGATCGTGGTGGCCCCGCTCGCGTCGCTGGACCTGGTAAAGGCGCATCTTAAGGTCGAGGCCGATGACGATAACGACCTGCTCTCTGCCTATCTGGAGGCGGTGAGCGGGGACATCCGCAAGTTTTACGTCTGGGACGGCGACACGCCGCCGCAGGTGGTCAGCGCCACCCTGTTGATGGTCGAGGCGCAACACAACCCCGAGCGGCGCGAGAAGTCCCTTTTGGCCGCAGAGCGGCTGCTCTGGGGCTTCCGGCGTTGGGTCGCCGAACCAGCAACCTGAGGACATCCGCCATGCGCGTTCGCTTCACCCATCCCTATGACTACACACCGAGCGAGGAGGCGCGCGTACAGATTGCCTTCAGCCCCCTCGGCGGACCAGACAAGGACGGCGTCTATACCGTCCGTCGTGAGTGCGGCCTTGCTGCTGTGAAGGCGGGTAAAGCCGAAGAGGTGGTCAGCGCGTCAGTAACAGGCGAACCGGGTTCGCCACGTTCAAGGAGCCTGTTCGGCCGGAAGGCCAAGAAGACCGATGCCCAAACCTAAGGGCGGGAGCGACCTGCGCCACAAGGTCAAGTTCCAGCGGCGCCCGATTGGCGGGGACGACGGCTATGGCAACCCGGAGGGAGACTTTGTCGACCTGGGCATTGTGCGGGCGGCCAGCCTGACCCCGACAAGGGGCGGCGAGGATGTTCAGGCGGGGCGGGTCGCGGGCAAGGCGTCCTGGGACTGCTGGGTCCGGCTGGACAGCGGGACGCGTCAAATCATGACCAGCGACCGCGTGGTGGACGCCCGCGACGGCACCCGCGTCTTCAACATCCGCTTCATCGGCGACATGGACGGCGACGGCGTCTGGCTGCTGATGCAGCTGGAGAGCGGGGTGGCGACATGAGTGAGGATATCGAGGGCCTCAACCGCCTGATGGCGCGTTTCGGCGCCATGCCCGCGAACGTCCGGAAGCGGGCGGGACAGACAGCATTCCTGGGGGCGGAGGAAATGGTTGGGGCCATGAAGGCCATCGCCCCGCGCGACGACGGCGAAGACGGCGACCAGAAGCTGGTGGATCATATCTACCAGGAGGAAGGGCGGCTGGGGGACATCTCCTACGTCGTCATCAGCGACGCCAAGGACAGCAAGGGTCGCCCGAAAGCTCCGCGCGTCGAGCTAGGCCACGTCGCGGCGGACGGGACGCAGGTTCCGGCCGTGCCGCACTTCTACCCGGTCGTCCGGACCCTTGGCCCAAAGATCAAGCGCCGCATCGCCAGCGCCGTGACGCGGGAGCTTCGCAAGAAATGATCGACGGGCAGCTTGAGCTTCAGGGCGCCATCAACGCCACGGTGCGCGGATCGGCCGTCATGGACGGGCTGATCGGCAAGCGCATCTATGACCAGGTCCCCGCCGACGAGACCGGGCGGGTTTCAGACGACCTCTTTCCATATGTGTCGTTCGGCCCGATGACCTCTGGCGACGACGGCGACCAATGCCACAACCTGGTGGCGATTTCGGTTCAGTTGGACTGCTGGTCGCGCGCCGTGGGGTGGCCCGAGGTGAAGCGGATTGCGGCAGCCCTGGTGAAGCTGCTGAACGACAAGATCGCGGTGCCCGGCTTCACCGTCGTCATTCACGAAGTGGAGCGGGTGCTTTCGACCCGCGAGGCGGACCGGCGGACCAGCCGCGTCGCCATCCACCTTCGCTACCGGCTGGCGCCAAGCGCCTGATCCCCGAGCAACCGCTCAACCCTGAACCGCCCCTGACCGGGCGGCGCTTTCACATGGAGAACCGCTATGGCGGAACCTGAATACGTTGAGGTCGTCTCGGGCGAGTCGATCCTTGTTCAAATCGGCAATGGCGCTGACCCCGAGGTCTTCGCGCACGATTGCATGATCAACGGCTCGCGCTCCTTCGAGCGGACTGCGTCGGTGACCGAGCAGAGCATTCCCCGTTGCGACGACCCTTCGCAGCCCGACAAGATCGTGCGTCGCGTCGACAGCACCGACAGCAGCATCGGCGGGTCCTTCAAGGTCCACTCGTCGTCCATGCTCGCGTGGATGCAGCGTGTCGGTCAGACGGTGAACGTGCGCGTCCGTCAGGCTGGCGTGTGGCGCGTCGCCGGCGCCTACATCCTGCAATCGTTCAGCGTTGAGGCTGAGGCTCGGGGCTACGCCACCGGCTCGATGAACATGGTGCAGGCTGACGAGCCGACCATCGGCGCGGACGCTCCGTAATGAGCCGCTCGGCCAAGGCCCGTGCCCCGTTTGGCGACAGCGTTTATGACTTTCGGCTGACCATCGGCCAGTTGGAGGAGCTGCAGGAACTGACCGATGCCGGGCCGGAGGAGATCTATCAACGGATCTCTGAAGGTCGCTGGCGGCTGGCGGACCTGAGGCAGACGCTTCGCCTGGCGTTGATCGGCGGCGGCGTCGATCAGTTCAAGGCGCTGGGCCTGGTCGAGCGATACGCCGGGCCGGGCGACTTCCTGGCCTTGAAGCCGCTGTGCCTGTCCATCATCGCCGCCGCTCTTGTCGGCGCCACCGACGAGGACAAGCCGAAGGGGGAGATGGAGGGGGAGACGAACCGCTCCCCCGACGAAAGCTCCGGTTCGGCAATTTCTACGCCATCGGCGGCGCCATCGGCCTCTCGCCCGAAGCGGTCGCGCAGACCTCGATCTGGCGACTGATGCGAGCCTATGACGGCTGGCTGAAGGCCCAGGGCGCGGAGAGCAAGGAAGGTCCGCCGTCCGATGCCGAGTTCGAGGCGGCGGTGAAGGCGGCGCGGAGTTGACGACGGGCTCGAGTCCCCTCCACGTTGATGGTCACGGGAGGAACAAGGATGGCTCAAATCAAAATCCATGCGGGCGATTTTCAGGAGGGGGACGGCTCATCGTTCTCCTTCGGTAGTTTCGCTCTCAGGAAGCCGGGCTCCTGGTTCGGGACCGAGGTCATCACGTCCGCTGACATTGAGGAAGTGGCCGTAGCGACCGAGGACAGCGTCAAGCGCATCGGCGGAACGTTGGGATGGGGCGCGGCAGGCGCGGCCATTCTGGGGCCGGTTGGGCTCCTGGCCGGTTTGTTGCTGGGCGGCCGCGGAAAGAACGTGACGTTTGCCGTGCGCCTCAAGGATGGCCGGAAGTTTCTAGCTACGACGGACGCGAAGACGTTCACAAAAATACAGGCAGCCAACTTCTAGCTCGCCGAAAAACTCGACGCGTCTCTATGGGCGGTCTCCTCGGAGCCGCCCTTTTTCATGGGTGGTGATCATGTCCGAAGAGATCAGTCGGCTCCTCGTCCGCATTGAAGCCAACGCCACCCAATTCGAAGCCGCCATCAAGAAGATGAACCGCTCTCTCCATGGGACGCAGGCGGAAACCCGCAAGGCAATGGCGTCGATCCAGAGGAGCGTGGACGGCGCGGCAATGGGCATCCGCCGCTCGGCCATGATGGCGTCCTCGGCGCTGGCCACAATCGGCGTCAGTTTCGGCGCCGCTAAACTGGTGCAAGATTTTCGCGAGGGTGAAGAGGCTGCGAAGCGGCTAGAGGCCGTTCTGAAGACGACCGGTTACGCGGCCGGAATGTCTTACGGGCAAATCGCTTCCTGGGCGCGAGAGCTGGAAGAGGAGACCGGTCGCTCGGCCACTGAGATCCAGAACGCGGCAGCGCAGCTAGCGACCTTCACCTCGATCGGCCGGCGCGAGTTCACCGAAGCCATTGAGGTGGCCAATGACATGGCGGCGGTGTTCGGCGGGGACCTGAAGTCCAGCCTGGACGCCGTGGCGCGGGCTCTAGACAATCCGATTGAGGGCTTCGCGAACTTGCGCAAGCGAGGCTTCGCCCTGACCGAGGCCGAGCTGAAGCGGGCCGAGGCCCACATGAAGGCCGGCCGGTTCGCCGAGGCGCAGCAGGTCGTTCTCCAGAACCTGTCTTCCCAGGTCGATGGCGCGGCTAAGGCCGTGAACACGGGCCTGACGAAGGCGCTGAATGACCTTCAGCGCCAGGCGGGCGACACGTTCAAGGAAATGGCCGATCAAGGCGGGACAGCTGCAGCGATCGCCGCGCTGGAACTGGCAACGAAAAGCGCGGCATTCCTCGGCGAGAACATGGGCGTCGTGCTCAAGGCGGCGCAGGCCCTAGCCTTGTTTCTGGCCACTCGCTACGTCGCCGGCGTCGGCCTAGCTACCGCCGCCACGCTCGCCAATGCGGTCGCCACCATGAGGGCAAAGACCGCCGTCGAGGCGCTGACTGCGGCTCTAGCGAAGAACCCATTTGGTATCGCAGCGCTCGCCATCGCGGGGCTGGTTACAGGCCTGAAAGTGTTGAGCGACCGCTATAGCGAGGCTGCGGTCCTTCAGCGGGAACAGAAGGCATCTACCGAAGGCGCATCGAAGGCCATCGACGCCTATCGCGAAGCCGCCATGAAGGCAGCGAACGCGACGGGCGAGCACGCCAAGGAGGCGCGGGCCAACGCAGAGGCTATGCGCATTGAGGCGATCCAAACGCTGCGAAGCGCGGAAGCGCTGCGAGTGCGGCGCCTGGCGCTCCTGGCCCAGCGACAGGTCGAGGCTCAGAGCGAGGCTGACGATATCCGCCGCTCGGTCGGACCGGGGCAGACGACACTGAACCAGGGTCAGTATGCGCTGGCGCAGCATCGCGTGAAGGTTGCGAAGGAGGCCTATGAGGAGGCTGCTTCCGAAGAGGCGGCGGCGCTGCAAGCTTTCCGGCAGCTTGAGCAGGATATCCGCGACGGATCTCTGGCGGGTAAAACGACCCCGCTCGAATACACCGACAAGAACGCGGGTAAGAACGCCAAGGCCGCCGAGCAGCGCAAGCGCCTGCTGGAGGATCTGAAGGCGCAGACCGCGCTTGAGGTGGCGCAGCTGGACGAGCAGGTCGCGAAAGTCCGCGAACTGGAGCGTCAGGCCGAGATCACGGCGCGCATCCGTCAGCTGGAAGACGCCGGGTTCAAGGCGGCGCAGGCCCGCGCCATCTCGGGCGAAGTCCAGACGAAACTGGACGAAGCCCGGGCTCGCGCCATGGAGCGCGAAGAAGGGCTGCTGAAGCGCGGCTGGGACCTCGACATCGCCCGCCTGGACGAGAACTGGGCGACGGTCCGCGCGATTGAGGAAGAGGTCGAGAAGCGCGAACTTGTGGCAGCGCTGGCCAAGGTGACGGCGGATGAAACAAGCGCCATCGCCAAGGCCGAAAGCATGCTGGCCGCCATCCAGTCGGCCCGCGTGGACGCCGCCAAGCGAGGGCTCGATCTGGCCCGCGAAGAGCACCGCCTCGCGGTCGCCCAGCTGAGCGGCAATCGCGCCCTGACCAAGGAGCTTCAGGATCAGGCCGCTATCCGCGAGCGGACCAAGGCCTATCAGGCCGAGGGCTATGGACTTAAACCCGCCGAGGCCCAGCGCCGGGCGACCGAGGAGGTCACCCGCGAGCGGACGGCCGCGACCTATGGCGAGCATCGCGAACTGTTCGCCTCGGCGTTCAGCGACGGCATCCGCGCGGCCATGGCGGGCGACCTTCAGGGCTTCTTGTCCAATCAGTTCGGCAACTTCGCCGACCGGATGTTCCAGAAGGCTGGCGAGCAAATCTTCGACAGCATCTTCGGCGGCGTCGACGCCGTGGCCGAGGGAGCCTCCCAGGGGGCCGCGATGGCCGCGACGGTCACGCCCGCCATTACGGGCGC